TCCATCAACCCCAAGAACTCATTCGTATAAGAAGGTAGCTTCGTTACCCGAATAGCTTGCTGTCCAGCTTCAATGCCTGAACCTATTCTCTGGAATACCCTGAACGGGAACAGAGCTGTTGGATCTTCACCATCAGCCAACAGGTCGATGTTTGCTTCGATAATTGGGCCTGCAGAAATTGCAGCATTATCAAGCATAGCACGGACGGATGCATTATACAACGTCTGTGGATCTCTCATGATCTCAGGTATACCATCACCAAAGATACTGGTCTCGTCTTTGTCAAAGTAATAGAAGTAGTACGGTAGCTCAGCACCTTCGATGGGGCTGATGATTGCCTTGATTATGATTGTATCCAACATCCATAAGTTGCAAGCAACCTCGGGACCCATTTGATCCCACACTTCATCCTTCTCGTCCGGCAGCAATTCCTTGGCCTTTTCGATTGGCAGGAACCCCCAACGTTCGTGGACTTCATACTTCTCTTTCTTAGGTGGTGCATGATCACCTTCCACCTGAGTGTTCGAGGACATGTCACGAAGGTAGGTCTCGTAATGCTTGTACTCTGCATTTCCATCTGGGTGAACTTCCATGAAGGCCTTGATGGCCTCACCATTATAGTCATCCCGTTTAGAAAGTTTGTATAAATTGTTCTTGCTGAACAGATGTTTCTGCCACACGTACCGGCAATCCTTTAACTCTTTGGCACTCTGATCTGGGTAAATATCCCAGATAGAAACAAACTGAGCTGTCGGAATAAGACGTTTTATTTTAACCTGACTCCAGGTACCACCAGCTCTGTGCCAACGTTTACTGATAACCTCTTTGACCATGGGTCCTTTTAGAACACCTGTACCATACACGTGTCCTGAGTGTATCACGTCTCGAATAACCGATCGGTAATCAAACTCAGCAAGTTGGTCTGCAATCTCTTTGCTCATGGCCTTAGCAGCTTTGTCAGCCTGGATAACCATGATGTTTAGGATCTCGTCTGGTGTTGGGACAGTTCCGGTCTGGTCCATTATCTGAGCTGCTATCTCCTGGATAAACTCAGGTGTCAGCTCTGGTACCGGTGTGGGTTCTATGTTCCAGTCTGTGTCATCATTAGCCGGGAACTTAATGTCCATCATACGAGCATCGTAGGTTTTTACCTTCGTCCTGGTCAACCGAATAAAAGCCTTGGATCTGTTCGGATGTATCTTACTGAATACTTCCGGATCATACTGACCACGGTATTGCCTTAGGGCACGGATAAACCTTTTCTCGTCAAATAGCTTCTCAGACTCTGCCATCTGCCACTCTTGATTCATGTTGGAACCGAGATCAGTTTCGTATGGTGTCAGTACAACTGCTGCCATCTTTTGCTCTTCGGTCTGGCCGTCTGTAGCCACATCACGTTTAGGCTCTGTGTTTTTTATCTGCTCGAACGTTTTGTCGAACTCTGATTTTTCGGTTGCCATATTTCATCCTTAGTAACCAGCAGTGTTGTCGGCCGGTGTTACATGTGATTGTTGTTTAGCCACGTTCTTTCTGAATATCTTTCCTTCAACAAATTCCATGGCACCATACTGCAAGGCCTCATGAACGTGGGAGTATATGTTCTTTTCCGGTTTGTCTTTCCATTTAATTCCCTGCACTGTAGTGGATACCTTCTCGTATTTAAACTCTGAGATGAATCCTTTACGTATCACAGGCACGTCAGGTGTCAGTCTGAAACCTCCCTGCTTTCTCAGGAAGAAGACCACCGATTCATAACGTTGAGCCAGGTTGTTACTCTTGCCGAGTTCAACTGGGAGACCAGCTTTGATAAGAATATCTTTAGCAGTTTTCTTATCCGTCTGGCCACGTTTATTCTCAGGGTCAACAAACATTTCAAACCTGTGCCCCTTGTATTTGTTTCGAATGAGAGGCCAAAGGTGGTCATAAGCAAACTCATGGATACTGGTGTCTTCCGTAACAATCTCGTCAAAGACCACCAGTTCTCCCGTTGGTGTAAACTGCATGAAAGCAGCAGCAGGAGTGAGTCCTGTGTCCAGTCCAACGATAATAGGGATACCCTTCGAGACTTCGAAAGGCTCGTCCTTATAGTGGACTTTGTCATCGTACATTTTATATACCGGCTTACCTGCCCGGAGTGAACCATAATTGTTAAGCACGAATACAGAGATCCAGTCTGGGTCAGCACCTTGGCATTGATCGACATAATAATCCTCAGTCAAGTTCTCCAGGTTATCAGCAAGTGGATTGAACTTATACCAGTTGTGGTCGGCATCTTCAACAAAGCCCTGAGACTTATGGCACATCAGCAGAGCTGGTGGCTGAGTCCAGAACATGTGCTTGTCTGGTTTCTCAACTTCAGCTATCTGATACAGCCAGTGCTCGGTTGCAATGGAGTTGTAGTCACTGATTATAAATGGTTTGAATGCTCCGATCTTGCCGTACTTGTTTAGGAACGGCCTATACTGTTCCCGGTAATCCGGGTGTACCTTACTGATGTCCCTGACCTTCGGGTACCTATCAATTCGAGACTTGAGCATCTGAAATACACCTCTTGGTATCTCAGCCGTCTCGTTAAGGTGAGCACCTGTCAACTGAAGAGACTGCAGTTTGTTGACATCCTCTTCCCTGTCCAGGGCCAAGAACACAAGCTTCATTTCAATCTTGGTCTTACCGTCTGGGTGGTCCATCTCTATTATGCCACGGATCGGTATGTCGTATACAATATCAATGAGTGGACCAAACCAGTCGTTGATCCACGAGTCAATCGTGGTTGATTTTAAATTTGGATACGATGCTCGAAGGACGGCATACTTACTTCGTCGTACACCGTCCAGTCCGGGTGGTTGTTCCATTGCATTCAAGAAGCAATGCAGTATGCAGCCGGAAGACTTTCCTGACCCAACCGAACCACGTATAAAAAGATACTTGGCATCTGACACGTGCACCTTTGCAAACGTGTCGTTTGCTGTATATTCAAATTCAAAATCTTCGTGTGACATCTTTGACTCCTTCCAGTCTTAGACAACCTCTACCATATAAAAGAAAGCTGAGTGAGTTCCACCACCACCTGCAGCATCCAGTGTGAAGGTAATCACGATAGAGTGTTTAGCATTTATGTAGGCTGCAGTGGTAGGCCGGTCAAAGTAAACGGCAACCACGTAGCTACTGGACATCGAATTAGCATTGATCAACTCAGACGTAGTCTCTGTGAACGTAGACAGTATGTCGGAGTCATCCGGCTTAACCCTTCCCAGGTAGGACTTCACAACGGCTGAGGCAACTGTTCGACCAGACGGTATCCCACCTTCGAGGTCAAATGTAAATGGCCCCCAGGCTGAAGCATCAGCTTGAATGGTGATCTTACCTTGTTCAAATTCTAATTTCATTATTCGTCAATCTCCTTCAGACGGTCAAGCTTGGCTGTCCATGACTGAGCCTTTGCCAGAACGTCAGGATCTACATCAGCATTGGTGGCACCGAGTTGTTTGCACACCTTGAACAGTTCCACGATCATACGGAACTGCCAGACTTGGGCTGCACGTAAGTCAGCTTTCAGTTCATTGATCTCATTAGCCCGTTCCATGGCAAGCCTTTCTTCAAGGGTGTATTCAGGCTCCGGGGTGTTACCCTCGGCCAGCCATTCCTGATATTGTTTCCAGTCACGGTTGCCATCACAGTTAGGAATACAGGCACCATCTGCTTTTCTAATAACACCATCACCACTTAACTTGAAACCATTTATCATTTTACTCATTTGTTAATTCTCCTCATTATAATTCTGCATCAAACCATATTTCTGCACTACCATTTATAAATCCGAGCACACCATCACCTTGAGTAAATGGTGCAGCACTGCACACCACAATTACATTAACAGACTCCACTGACGTTAGATTGACTGATGCAGATGTGCATGTACCCTGGGCAGAATTGTACCAAACCCTTATGTCAGTTGGAACCACAAAAGTTGTTGAAGGTTCAGCCCGTAAAGTGACTTTAAACGGAATTGTAATAAATGCTTGTGTGGTACTGTAAGCATACCCTGCAAACATATCATCGTCTATGGCTTTCTGAAAGTATCTCTGGCACAGAGCCAACTCCTCGGAAAACAGTCTTGACCTGTACGGAGTTGCCGTTTCACCTTCTTCCATCTTAACCTGAGATAGAAGGAAGTTGTTGGCAGTATTATCACATGCATTCACTTGGTTAGAGGTTGCCCAGTCATTAGTTGCAAGCCAGGAGTCAGCTGTTGACTGAAACGTGGAACCTGTAGCCAATGCCCACGTACAAATTAATCCAACACCGTTGGTGTATAGCCATGTTCCTGACGAGTCACTGAAGTTGACCGTGATCGTCTTCTTCTCCCAGGTGTCGGAAACACTAACCGTATATTCTGATATCCATGTCTTATCACCGGCTGAATTTCTCATGGCAAAGCAGTAAATACCTGTCTTGGTAGCCTTTACCCAAAATGAGATTGTTGCCCAGTTACCCATTATAGCTTGCATGCTATATCCTTCAAGCTTGTGGGAAATAGAACAATAGTCACCAGCAGCAATGGAACTATCGACTGTGGTGCAGTCAACTTTAAGTGAGTAACTCGACTTGTGACCGGACTCTGCTTGAGTTGGAACATCAGTGTCTCGTGATACAGTGTGCACCATGTCACCGACCTTGTGATAGGAAAACCTGTCAGCCGTATACGTACCGTTAGCAATAGCAGCAAAGCTTGTGCCACGTTGCCAGATGTTGAAGTCACCGTTGATGATGCTGTTACTATTTGGTTTCTCTGTGTCCACGTAAGCTTTAATACTCTGCTGTGTGGCAAGAGCCGTAGCACTATC